CCAACTAATCCACCAGCGGGTAGCCTGAGACTATATCCAAAATCGGATGGAAAGTTTTACCAGTTGGATTCTGCTGGTAACGAGATAGTCATTAGTGGCATGTCTCAGGCCCAGAGTGATGCACGGTACTTGCGGCTTACTGGTGGAATACTCAGTGGTGCATTGTCAATCAATGCTGGTCTTTCTGTCCAGAACATTACAGCATCTGGAAAGATCACTGCTGATGGCATAGTTGCCAACACATATAGATGGACGCCTGAAGGTGATGGGGAAACTCTGTATAAAGAGATGCCTGGCAGGTTACGTCTGTCTGGTGCACAACTGACAGTAGACCAGAACGTCAACATTGGTACCTTTGGGCAGTTTGCAGAGATCGCATCACCAGTGACTCCCAACACTGGTTTCTTGCGGCTGTATGGTAAGAGCGACCATAAGCTGTATTTGAAGGATACCAGTGGTGCAGAGAGTCCACTTCTAACACAGATCTTGGCAGATGCGCGATATGATGTGTTGGGTGCGGCAACTACTGGTGATGCATCCCATGTAGCCAACGTTGACCCACACCCTCAGTATTTGACAACAGCAGAGGGTGATGCGCGTTATGCCATTGTGTCTGGTGGTCCTGGTGGTATTTATCTGACAGATGGAATGGCAGATACCATGTACGTCCGTCAAGATGGTACTAAAACTATGACGGGTGGTCTGCGGTTTCAACCCGATAATACTGTAGACATCGGCGCATCTGGAGCAAACAGGCCTCGCACGGTGTACGCGGGTACGTCAGTAGTAGCCAACTCCGGTTCTAGCCTGACGACGATTGGCCAGACATCCGCTAGTGGCGCGTACTTCGTCGGCAGCAACTTTGGCTCGATGATCTTCGGTTCTGGCAGTACGCCGTACTTTTCGATGAGCGGTAGCAACTTCCTGCCATCTACTGATAATACTAAGGATATCGGCACGAGCTCGCAGCGCATCCGTGATCTCTACCTGGCGCGCGATCTCGTAGCCAGCCCGACGGGGTCGATCAACTTCTTACCTACGGCCGTGGGGTCGTACGGCGCGGGCGTCTGGGCATCAATGAACGCCTATTGGGATGGCACCAACTTTCAGGCCTATAACATAGCGAACCCAACCACCTATCTCAACCTGAGTAGTAGTGGCGCTTCGATCGCGTATGCACCCGCTCACGCCAACCCAGTAACTGGATTCCAGTGGTTGTGGAGTCTAAATACTGCTGGTTTGATGCAGATATACAGCGGCATTGCGCCATCAATCGTAACCAGTGGCGGCATCTGGCTCGACTCGGGCGGCACGTGGGACGGGCCAGTGTCGGGCATGACCACGCCAGCGCTCTACTTCGGTGGTGGCCCGACGGCGACTGGCGAGGGCATTGGCTCCAAGCGCACCGCTGGCGGTAATCAGTACGGTCTTGAGTTTTTTGTCGGTTGGATCTCGCGCATGTCACTCAGTACGTCTACGCTGAGTGTGAATGTGAACGCGAACTTTATCTCGACACAGGCCAACGGTATCGCGACAGCCGGAGGCAGTGTCCAGACATTGATGGTCCAGGCTGGTGGTGGTTCTTCTGGCGGTGGTGGTGCTTTCATGGCGTTCCACCGACCTGGATCGTATGCAGCTTATTTTGGCCTCGACACCGACAACGTGTTCCGTGTTGGTGGCTGGAGTATGGGCGCGGCGGCTTATCGACTGATTCTTGGTGACGGATACACGAGCAACGGCGCGATTACTGTGGGGCAGGTCAATGCGTCGTATTTCGTGTGTGAGGGTGGTGACATCGGTGCCGGTCCGCTCTATTTCAGGCACAACGGCAGCTACTATATCCAATTCGACAACGTGAACATGTTCCAGGCTGTGAATATGAACGTCATGTCCTGGGGTAGCTACTACTTCAGTGCCAACGCGGGGATTTTCATTGGGTCCTGGGACGGTACGTGGATTCACACCTCACATAGCATCATGATGAACGGTGCGAACATCGGCTTCAGTAACAACGGTGGTGTGTATTGGGGCTACGACGGCACCTGGATGCGAGCTTACGGGGTGACCGGCATTGGCACCTCTGGTAGCTATCTTTGGATGGCGAACAACTCGGCCGTCGGGTTGTACTGGGACGGCACCTGGGTCAACATCCAGCCACGCGCTTGGGCGGTCAATGAGATGAGCTGTGATGTCGGCATTATCCGCAATCAGTCGAGCGGCCTTCGGTTCATTGATGACAACGTGCGTATCTTCCGCCCCGCGAGCACAAATCAGATGAAGATCTACGTCTACGACGCCTGGTGTCAATGGCACCGTGCTTGGGACGGTACGAGCATGGGTTATGTAGATCTGGCTGGTTTCCACAATCCATCGACACTAAAGAACAAGTCAAACATCAAGACGCTCCGCGATGGAATGTCGTTGATTGCTGATGAGCGCGTGCGCCCTGTGCGTTATACTATCAACGACAGACGTCAGAAACAAATATTTGCCCGACCATCGGTTGGCTTTATTGCTGAGGAAATGGTCGAGGTTGTTCCTGAGGTTGTTGGTCTGGATCCAGACACAAATGAGCCGGTGGGTATCAACTATGGTGCACTGGTACCTATCTTGTGGGACGCTGTACGAACACTCAATGCACGTGTTGAAGAACTAGAGGAGAAACTAAACGTATGACTTTCCCAACTTACCCAACGTTTCCCACTCCTCCTGGGCAATCACCAACAACAGTAGGTGGAAACCCACGTAGTCCAGACGAGGTCAATGCAGTTATTGGTAAACACCTCAGTGATTTCCTTGCGGCGAAGGTCGCAATAGATCAAGATGCACGGTTCTGTGCTGCTACCGATTTGAAGGTTTCACCGTACAATTTCACTGGCGATCAGGAGGATGCATTGAAGGCCGCAGTTAGCAGTTTGGATTCGGCGCTGGATGCCATCGATCTCACGTTTGTTATGCGCATAGTGGGTTTGGCATGAAATATATCCCTCTTCGCACAATCGAAGTGCCTGATGGTCAGCCACTTTCATACGACGAAGTGATCCGTACTGTTATCCGCCAGCCATTGGAGAAAGACAAAGGAGTCAACATCGAAGAGATGCGCAAAGGTATCCGCATCTTCGATAAGTTAGATGCCAGCACCGATGTTCTCGAGCTAGAGGATGCAGACTATGCCCATCTCAAGGCAAAGGTTGAAGCAATGCAGTGGGGCTTGGTGGACCGAAATCTGCTAGACTTCATCGATGCCGTACTGAATGCTTCAGACACGAGCAAGAATGGGAAAGTCTCAACCGATGAGGTAGTAAAGGCTCACTAATGCCTATACAAACCGTACCCAGGTTTGAGGATCCAGCGTTCATTGCCGACGTCCAGGACCCTTCTACCGAACCAACTTGGGGCACAGCACCATTGTTGAACTTTGACACAGCAGATGGCTCGCTGATTGTGTTCAATGAGTCCAACCAGTTTGTGTTTGCCAACCCCGCTATGACCCTTGAGCAGCTTATCGTCAAGTCGATGATCACAGAGCGGCTGATGTATAATGCTTACGACAAAGGGTTCGGCTCGGACTTTTGGGTCATCATTGGGCGCGGTTTGAGTGAGCTAGCTATACAGTCTGTTGCCGAGCGTTATGTACGCGAGTGTCTTGGTAATATCGACCTGATACGCTTCATCGACAACTTCGTAACACAGGTACAGGGGGACCAGCTCTATCTATCGTTCCGCGTGGTAACCATTTCGGGGCACGAGAAAGAGTTTAGTTTCGCAAGGACGATTCGGTGACAACAATTATCTCAGTATCTCCAACGTTGACCCAGGTTGGTGTTGATACAACGGTAGAGATCACTGGGACTGGATTTCTAACTACTTCGGTAGCTAGACTGCTAAGCCCAGAGGATCCGCCAGTAGAATACCCGTTGGCGAATTTCCAACTGGTAACTAGCAGTATGATTCGCTCGGTTGTGCCTGCCAATACCATTCCCATTGGATTCTATTCCATGGTGGTCGATAATGGCGGCGAAGACATAGCGCAGTTGGACAACGCCTTCAGGATCAGCGTCAACCTCCCAGCCCTACCGTTTCAGACCAACAACACAACAGACGTCATCCAGCAGCGCATTATGGACCGCATTGGGATAGCACCCAATGGGCTACCATACGACAAGCGCCAGGGACAAGTTCCCTGGGACATGACTGCTGCACAGGCACCAGAGTTTGAGAAGATCTACAAGCGTCTAGATGATCTGTTTCCACAGGGCTTTGCGCAGTTCATGGGCGGTGCACTGCTAGACCTGCGTGCTGAAGAACATGGTGTACTGAGGAATACAGCCAGTTTCGCACAGACTGTAATGGAAGTCACGGCTGCCGTAGGTACCGTGATCCCTAGCACCATTTCCTTCAGCACTACGGCAACACCGAATACTACAGACAGACCACTGGTCTTCAATAGCTTGGAAACGGCCCCTATAACGTTCAAGAATCCGGTTGCAGGGCTGGTGACTAGCTCTACTACAACTAGTCTGACAGACAACACTGCGGCGTGGACTATAGACCAGTGGAAGGATTACTATGTCCTGATAACTCTGGGCAAAGGTCTCAACCAGTGGCGCAAAGTGATCAACAACACTGCTACCACTATCAATGTCATGGATTGGGATCCAGGTGGTATTCCTGATCTGACATCGACCTACAAGATCTTCACTGGTGTCAGGGTTCAAGCGGCAATAGCAGGCAGAAACGGCAACGTTCTGGCGGGTGCTATCAACAGACTGGCAGTACCTGTCTCGTTCGTTAGCAGGGTGACAAACCCTGTGCCTGCTGTTGATGGTGTAGACAGAGAGTCGGACAGACTGTTCCTGAGCAGGTTCCTGTTGACGGTTCGGCAGAGGTCCGCTGGTGGTAACGATACAGACTACCAGATCTGGGCACGCGAAACTCCGGGAACTAGCCTGGGTACGGTTAGCGTCATTGAGGAATGGGCGGGATACGGCACCGTCAAGGTAGTTATCGTCAACTCCGATAACTCTATTCCAGACGCTGCTACAGTAGGCAAGGTGTACGATTACATCCAGACCCGTAGACCAATCGGGGCACACGTCACTGTAGAAGCTGCTGTGGCTGCACTGATCGAAGCCAGATTTACTCTGACTGTCCAAGAGAATTTCAGCCTGGTGGCAGTGCAAGAACAGGCGAGGGATGCTATCACTACCTTCCTCAATGCTCAGCCCGTTGGCGGCGAAGATGGGCACGTCATGTTCTACCGCGTGCAACAGGCAGCTATTGCAGGAACAGACGGTATCGAGACGTTTGATATGTACTCTACGGGTTACGGTATCAGGCGTGCTGGAGCATCTTCCTTCAGTACCAACAATGTAACCGTAACGGGTACTGAGAAACCAGTTGCAGGGACGGTAACGGCTGTATGAGAGACAAAGATTTCTACGGTTGGGGCGAGCTCTTGATGGAGAACTTGCCCACTTACTGGGAAGAAGACGACTTCA